ATATGTGTATCCACCAACGGTCAAACCTACATCATGTAACTCGGTCAGCATATACTTGACTGCTTCTTTGGCTGTTCCGAAGCTAACCCACTCAGACATCCACGTTTTACGAACTTGATATTCCATAGTAATGATTCCTCTCTCTCTATTACTCTCTAACTCTACAACAAATCCACTACAATGTCAAGCGGAAAAGAACGAATAAGATAATTTATTTGCAGAACACTTCTTAATATATGCCACGACACAATCAGTTGTGGTTATATAGTGTTCAGAGAGACGTTCTGCACCCTTCTCTGTATAGGCATAACCAAGGATCTTACCAGTGGCTCCACATTCAACATAATACTCTGCAAACATTAGGCAACCTTTCCATTAGCAATAGGAGAAACAACGATCCGATTATTCTTCTCTAGAATGATTTCGATCTGTTCAACAGCTTCCTGAATGGTATCGAGTTCTGCATACTCATAGAACTCATGAGCGAAGATGATTTGGTCTAACTCAGAGATGCTAATAAAGCCAGAGTCATTCTCTACTGCTTTCAGGAATGCATCGTTGGTTACATCATTAATAAACTGTTCAAACTGTGTCATAATCAATTCCTCATCTCTCTACACTATTATAATGCCTCATTACAGGGGGAATGTCAAGTAAATAATGGAGATTAGAGCAAGTTTTTTCTGTAGAGAGGGGGTTGACTTATTGCCAGAACTGTTTTATACTGGTAAAGGAGTCGCAACGACAGGATCTCCGCGAATTAGGTTCAGCATCTTTCACCACTGCTTGCCTCGTCGGAGTTCATGTATAGAACATTAGGCGAGTCACACTCAGGGCAATCCTCTCCTAGAGTTACCACTCTCCATTCATAGTCACACATTAGGCATTCAGCGATGATTCTCGACATCCACCCATATTCCTACTATCACGAGAGTCAGGAAACCAATTACTACTAACCACCCCACAGAGAGATTACTCCTATACCGAAAAAGATTATCCAAAATGTTATTGCTTCTCTATCCATAGTCTTCGTTCTCCTTCACCTCTGGACCATCCATTCTGTATGTCTTACCATTATCTCTTACAATAATAACAATTCCAGGAGGGAGATGCTCTTTCTTCACGAGGATTTGTTCGTTCTCGGGAGCTAATCCAACCACTTGTCGATCTTCTTCTTACCAATGTATAGAATACCTAGCCAGATTGTGAATAGAATGCCATCGAGATAGCTTAATTCATTCCATGCATTTACTAAATCCATTGTTTATTCTCCGTTTTTCATTGCTACGAATAAGAATCCCACTGCCAATACACCAAGTATTGTAGTGAATAAGTCAAACACAGTCATCTTTTCTTTCTTTCATTTATAGTTCCTATGGCAATTCCACCAAAGATTAATGCCAACACAGTCAGATATTCGAATACCACAGTTGTGTTTAACCACGACTCGGGGGCGAACATAGCATACAGAATGGTCGCGAACCATGCTATAATAGGAGCGGCGACGAGGAGCAGGAGGAGTTTCATGGATGGATCCTTCCTAATCTGTGGAGCAGAGAGGAGATTTGTCGCTTCTCTTCCTCTGTGAGAGTGTCATTATAATTGTAATGATACACCGACAGTGCTTTGCGAATCACAGCGTAGTCCTCTGGAGCAAACACGGCTCGGGGGCGAGGAGACCATTTCACATCTTTTCTATCAGGATCTCTCATCTTATATTCCTATTCCACATATTGTTTTACACACATCTTGGGGGTTTGTCCACTGTGTCTTTATATATTCTTTATACACCATATCTATCTGAGAGTCAAGATAAATCAGATCATTCAGATCAATTTTATGTCCCAGAAACGGATTGTCTTGAATATACGAGAAACAGCAGGGAAAAACACGTTCGTCAGCAGAGACAAAGAGCGAGGTTTGCGTTGCTCCTCTGCGTATATGACAGGGTTGCTCAACTCCGCCAGCCATACTGGCGGCATATAATGTGTGTTTCTCTCCTCGCCAGACATATTCCGTCTGTCCATTCTCGAAGCGAGAGGTGTCAGAGCGTGTGTTAAACTCTTGAAAACCCAGATAATTTGCAAACTCTTCACACTCATCCACCTCATGCTGATTGTGCCGAAACACCGTCATTGCCCATTTAGCATGTCCTCCAGCATCAATGAATGCTTTTGCGTTCTCCAGAATGCGCTTATAAACGGTGTTCCGACGATAGATTTCATGCGTCTTTTGACTCATACCCTCTATCGAAAACTCTACAATCACACCCATTTTCGCGAGTTCAGACCAGAAAGATGGCTTGAGACCACTGCCATTTGTATTGATTTGGACACGATCTGCTTTCTCTTTACACACTCGAGCGAACTCAAGAGGAGATGAATGCATCACAATGTCACCATAATTACCATTGATCAGAATGTCATTCACTCTCCGAAATGCAGGTGCAGCTAGGAATGTGTTTAATCGTTCTGGATCCCATTCAATGATGGGAAGATCAGAGCGAGTTTCGCCATTTAACGCATCTGTCCGTGGGCATTGAGGACAACGCGCATTACATTGTGTTGTTGGCTCAATGTGGAGATGGTAGAGTGAGATCAACCGTCGGCTCGGCTCTTTAAGTCAGCATAATGCTCACAGAAATCCCACAATGCTACGAAGAGCAGCATCACTGCTCCCCAGATACCAATGAAAGACTTATTCTCTGGAGTCATATTGAGACCCAACAAAGAAAGACCGAGGAAAAGAGAGATGAAACCATATTGAAGTTTTGTCATTACAATACCTTTATATTTTTGAGTGGATGAGTGTGGATCTCGTCATGAAAATCCACAGTTACTTTGACTCGCCTCCCATTTTCATCAGTATAGATCTGAGTCAAAGATCCAGACTGAGGTGCATCGCACCAGTTACATGGCTCTCCATCCAAAACATAGAGATACGCACGTTCCCCTTTACAGAAATGCTTCCAGAAGTAATCACCTTTTGATTGTTTCGACAATGTCTTCCACTCCCTCTTCTGTATCCCTCAGTATTTCTTCACAACGAAATACATGTGTGCAGCCACCAGCAAATAAAATCTTACTCGCTTGGACTACACGATTACCAGCCTCTTGGACTGGATCTCCAACTGCTGGCTGCAACTCATCAGTCATAGCCAGCGCAACAAATCCCGAGAATGCTAATGCCCAGACGATATTCATTATTCTTCGCCATCACAGTCATACCACTCGTCGCCATCCTCATGATAACTCTCATCATAGATTTCGAAATCGAGTTCACCAATCATTTCATATGCAAGATCAGACACTAAATGAGGAGCATTATCTGGGTCAGCGAGAAAGTCTTTGAATTGCTGGGGTGTTAGATCCCATTCCTTCAGAGTTGCCTCGTCAATCTCGAATTCTTTACAAATAGCTTCATTCGTATATGTAGTTCTACGAAACTTAATCATGATACCACCTCATATTTTTTGTCCCATTTACCGATATTGACATCCATATAATAAGCGGTGTCAAAGTAATCAGTCATGATGTCAGAGCGGTCATACCACTCCTGACCCTTCATAGCAGCAACCAACTCGCTGAGAAACTCAGCAGCTACACCAGTCCAGCCACGGTCGACATGATAGGTGTTCACCTGATAATGCCAATCATCACCAGTCGCATGCTGATCAAAGTCGATCGCACCAGACTTCAGATTGACAACCAGAGATGAATGATTACGAACAGCAATCGTGCCCTTCATGTCATACTTCTTCAGCACTGCCTTGATAGCAGGAGCCAATTTCGCTTTCAGTTCTTTAGATACATAAGCCATAGTTCTTTCCTCTCTCTTAACTATACATACATTATGCAGCATTTTGACAATAATGTCAAGCGTTTTTTTACACTCCGAGGATATTTCCTGCTTTATTTTGATCCAGCGATCCACCATCTCGGAGGTGTGTCTCGATCTGCTCGAAATAGAAAGCAGCATCCTCGTGACCATAGTCCTCCAGCACTTGCTTACATGCCTTGAAGAACAACATAGTCTTCATATCTGCTCCTGTTTCAGCACCCGAAGCACGGTGCGTTTTACCCATACGTTGCATTTTATGCCCTCACAAAATCTTTCCAGAGTTCAACGGCAGCATCGAGATCGTCGACCACATATGATACCCATGGATCGCTACCCGATCCTTGACCATTCTGGGATAAGTCTTTACACATTTCTTTAATCTGATCGATTACAACTTTCTTCGACTTGTTTGCTTTAAACTTCACGCTGATAATATCTTGTGCACCAGAAGCATCGCATTTGATTACACAATATAACTGGTCGATTGCATTTGATTCGACTTCGAAAGTCTTACCTCGAGAACAAGCAAAGCCATTGTATTGCTCAATGATAGGGTTTTCGGCGATGAATGTATGTAACTCAACATACATCTTACGCTGATCGTTTTGGTGTTGTTCAAATAGTCCAGAAAAACGTGACATAATATAAGTCTCCTCTTGATATCGTCCGCTCACAGAATTTAGTTTAGGTTTGAAAAAATGAATTAAAAACGCTTCCATCGAGAATTGAGCACCATCTGCTTTCTCGTCATAGCGTTCTAGGTTTCGGGCAATCAGGTAGCAGTTTTCCCAATCGAGTTCTTTATCCTCGACATGAGAATAGGCACGATCGCCCACACCCTTGCCGATGTAATCCCAATCTTCACTCTCTGGGTTTTTGTATCCGTAAATATACTTACCCAGAGTTGCGAAAAACTCGCCTGATGGTTTTGTATTAATCTCTCTCTTAAACATACTCTTATTCTACATAATTGGAGATAAAAGTCAACACCTTTTTTGTATCTTCTGCATGTTTATGTTCGAATGTCGTAATCTCTCCGTCATCAAACAGGTTTGGTCCAAACTCGGACTTGATGTTCTTCAGCTTCGTGAAGCGAGACTGGATGAATTGTTCAGACTGATCAGAGCCACGATCGACATATCGCTGCTCTCGGAGGTCGTCTGGGACAGTCAACTCGACAATCACCAGCTTATGACCAGCTGCTTTCACTGCTTGGAAGAATGAGACTGTGGTCAGGCGATCGCCTTCAAATACCACCGTGTCAGCAGGTTCACCCTCGAGATACTCGATTGCCTTTGGTTGGACAGCCATCGAGAGGCGATCGGTTCCAGAGAATACTTCGCCCTCCTCATACTTACCCATGACAAAGATACCCTCGTCTCGAGCCAGATATCCATCCAGCAGGTCAACAGGCTTGTGTTCTTCCCACATCCAGTTTTGTAGAAACTGTTTCATTAATGTCGACTTCCCAGTTCCAGGAACACCGACGATTGCTAAAACGGTAGACATAAATAAACCCTTTCTTCTGGTTCGCAATAAGGCAATCCCAGTTCCTTCTGCACAAGCCAATCATATTCAATGACACCCGATGCTTTCACTCTCTTACCTGTATCTGGATCAGTCACACGGGTATCCCAAGCCTTGCGACAAACCCTTCTAACCTTATCATCTGTGCCTGATACTGGATAGAAATAATTTATTGGCAACAACTTATCAAAAATTGGACAATATTTCATAATTATCTCATCACCCACTCCCATGGCTTCCATCAATGGATTATCTTTAGCTTTTCGAACACCATCTACTGTTCTTCCATAAACGGCACTTGTTGGAGAATTTCTTCTCTTTGTGTTCTCTTGCTCTTTATCACTCATAACGGTAAAACTCCCTCTACATTTTGTTCATCACTATACATCATCTCCAGACGATCCAGCTGTCCCGTCTTTAGAAATGAATCAAACTTACTCTTGTTTATACCAGTTTTAGTTACAAAAGTCAAGTCTAAAGTCTCTGCTCTGGCTTGCCATAGCACTTCCCATTCGATACCAGACCACCCATCCTGCTCGACTTTCATAATCTCCTCGGCTTGGCGATCCAGATAGTAACCGAGATAACGACCATGATGCGTCCGAAACAGCTTCTTAAAGGAGCAGAGACACGTCTCCATGGAGAAATAGTCCAACTGGTCAGCAAGGTGTGGATATTCAGTTTTCATCTCGAGCAACAGATAACGAGCATTATCCTCGAGCCTCGTGTATTCCTTATCAGTCAACCTTGTATCGACTTTATCTTCCTCACCGAGAGCATACAGCCATCCATTACGGTGCGAGCGAGAGCCAGAGTAATCATTCAGCATCAGACTGGTTGACTCCATGGGGATATCTGCTGTATGTTTCAGCTGCTGCATATAAAACCAAGTCGAGTAGCGACCAAACTTATACAGACCATCTTTCAGAGCCACCCAGAGATTATCGAAGTTCTGCTCCTCATTGTCTCCGAAATAAGACTCCAGCTTCTCACGCTGCGTTCCCTTGCCCACAAACTTCTCATACGAGGCATACATGTCTGCCAGATGTCCCTTGCTCCACTTGGTGTCGGTCTGATAGCGGAGGCGTTTATAGTTCTCCGTGTTCCAAGCATCCATCCGATCGAATGTAGCCAACTCGAAATCAGGAAACTCATTCATCAGCACCCACGAGGTCGGGAGATAGTATGTGTTGCCATACAGCCACGAGAACCAGAGTCGTTGCTCGTCATTGTGCTCATAGCGTTCGTTGATATAGTTAGCGAGCCAGATGGCAGGGTCACAGTCCTTGTATTGCAACGACCACGCATACCAACGCTTGAATGCTTCACGACGATTCTGGCGTTCTCTATAATCCACGTGGCTCTTTCCAATAGTCCTTCACACAACCACCCATACCTTTCTTGGTGACTTCCTTTTCCGTATATGCATCCCATTCCCAGACGAGGTCACTGATACTTGGTCCAGCGAGGCGTCCAATAGACAGATAGGTGTCAGATGCTTGGATACCCCATGTCTTGAAACCCACCTTCTGGTATGCAGTCAGAGCAGGAGCATTGATTGATACTCGGAAGTGTTTTAGATTCGCCATATATGCACGATGGACAGCGTCCTCGCAAAGAGCGCGAAACACACCCTTGCCTCTCGCGTCTGGGATAGTGACGATCCATTTTAGATTGGCATAGTTCTTCAGCATCTTGGTAGCAATTACACCCAAGATCTTACCATCCTCGTAAAATGCACGGATGCAGTCATGACATTTATCGTCAATGATACCTCGTTTCATCTTAGAGAAAAATTTGTCTGTTGTCTTGTGTTGCTCACAAAACTCAGACCAGTCGTCAAACGACAGGTTGGAGATCCCGTCCGTCGTAACTGACTCTGTGGGGTTCAGTAGTGATTCCAGCACGTTTCACAATATCCTTCGTTGATGTAATAATATTACCATTCTTAAGCACTGTCTTATATAGAGGTCGCTTGCCATTACGATACCAGAACATCATACCATCTGAGTGTAACTCAATGACCGCCATTGACGAGTCTGCCCACTCGGTGAGTGGGTTTAGACCAGCATCCAACGTATGATTTATCAGTTCAGTATCATTATGTGTTTCAGTCTCGTATCCATATAGATCCTTCCAGTTTTCAGGAAGTTCCTGTGAGATAACACCGTTGTGGACGATAGAGACTTTGTCATTAATCTGAATCGGTTGATTGTAGCGAAGGTCGCTTGTGGAGTAGCGACAGTGTCCAATTAGGTAAAGGTTGCCATCCTCATTGATAAACTGCTCCATATCAGACAGAGGAGTGAATTCAGGAGATGGGACAGGTTCTTTGAGGGTGACAACCTTACCATTTGACACATACGACAACCCAGTCGCATGCATACCTCGAATACGAGATTCGAGAAACACGTTCCTTACAAGTTCAAGTTGTTCAGGTGTAGGAGACTTGAGTGCAGCACCGATAACGGCACACATTAGAATAGATCCTCGAGCGTGGCGACACCAGCCGAGTTTGGGTGATACTTAGATAGCATATCCTGACCACCGTGTTCAGCGAGATAGTCATACCACTCTTGAGTCTCCCACATATTAGGAGAGACACCATTCCAGAGAGGACGCCACTCGGCATGCTCTTCATTCAAGCGACGATGGTCGACAAAGTTCTTACGCAATGTCTCGTATTCAAACGAACCAAGATTCGCCATCTTCTCGCGAGCATACGCAACGATAGAGATACGGATCGGATCGTCGCCGAGGATCTGGGTGTTACCGTGAATGCCATCGTGGTTGTTCACGAGGAGCAAGTCTCCTGGATGCAACTCAACAGCAATACGATACTCTGGGAGGACAAACAGACAGCCATCCCAGCTTTTCTTACCATCAGGACTGATACAGCTGATGTTAGAGAAACCCTTTGTGAAGTCACCAGCATCACGGTGAGCAGCAGTGCGGAATGTCTTGTTGACAGTCAGCGTTGTATAGGGTGTTTCAGGGACGACAAACTTCGGATCGATAGCATTTGTAAACTCGATCTGTTTACTGTAGCGTTCGGGGAGCAGTTCCTCAAACTTACGAGCCAGCGTCTGTAGATAAGGATAGGACAGAGAGAACATATCTGGGTTCTTCTCTGTGTAAGATGTAGCACGACCATATGGGATGCGTGGATAACGATCGAACCAGCCAGCGATACCAGAGTTTACTGTATTAGCATACGAGGTGTCGGAGATATATTTCTTCACCATATTCTTAGCTTCGACTTTGCGTTCTTTAGCTGACAGTGGACGAACCGAGTCGAGCCACCAGTCAAAGAATTCAGAGTATTCTACACCAGTCTTTTTGATATTGTCGCGCAACCATACACGTCCACGACCAGCATCATCTGGCTTGTGGCGAGCAATAGCGTTTTCAATAGCATCGAAGTCTGCATCTAGTGAGGAATCGGGAGCAGTAAAAATCGCGTCGAGAACATCCTCCTGCAGAGGTGTAACCCAATCGCGTTTACCATTCTGACCCGCACGTGGTCCAGCAGCCAGCCCACGATTCTGTGTCTCGATAGCTGCCTCATATAGACCAGCATATGCACCTTCCTGTTCCTCTTTGGAGAAAACTCCCTTGCGAAACTTGAAGATGATATTGTCTTCATTGTTGACCTCATTCACTCTATCGAGAGCATACAGGTCTGTGTCGGCTGTGATAATCTGATCATAGTGACTATCATCGAGCCACTGTCCGAGCAGCTGCTCACAGTCGTGTTTTTCAATTGTAAGTTGTTTTACCATTTTCACTCCTACCAATGTCTGATCACACCTGCAATAATAAAGAAGCAGGTGATCCAATTCACAAATTGTAGTAACATGCGAAGATACAAACCGTTCTTCGCTTGTTGCATAGTCAGAACAGGGACTTTGGGTTCATCCTCATCTGTTCTGCCAATATAATAGTCGAGCGCACGAGCGACGACTTTCTCCCATGTGCGATACTCAATCACACGAAGGTCTCATTGTAATCTACTGCCTCTTGTAAGATAGACAGGTTACAGTTGAATAATTTAGATGTCTCGAGCAATGCCGATGTATCCTTTGGGAAGCAGTGACCACCAAACCCTCGCTCCTCTGTGATGTCCATATGACTATCACCGATGCGTGGATCTTGCGCCACTAAATTCTTTACACTTTCATATTCTACACCAGATGCCTTACAAAAGTCAAACAATTGATTGAAAAAAGATACTTTTGTTGCAAGAAAGCTGTTGACAGTATATTTCATAACGATAAGTTCTTCAGCATCTGCCTTATACATCTTACGACCAGCTTCCCAGAATATGCTTGCCCAGAAATCAGTGTCACCACCACCGAAGTAAAATGCCTTACTTGTTGCGAAATCTTCGAGTGCTGTGGCTGCACGAAGAAACTCAGGACTGAAGGTCACATTCAGCTTCGGGAATCGCTCGCTTATCTGCCGCCAACCCTCTAGTGAGATCGTGCTTTTGATAAGGATTGGGATATTTTTCGGGCAATCCTTCAATACACTGTAGACATTCTGCATATTACAAGAGCCATCTAGGTATTTTGGTGTAGATACTGCAACGATTACAGCATCAGGGTTGCCAATAGTATTATCATTGAAGGCGGGGTCAACCACCGTCACATCGTGCTTGCCACTTAGCACCATCTCATGTGCCTTGCCGACAAACCCATAACCAAATACTGTAATCTTCATTCTATATGTCCAATATCCACACCAGCAGTCACGAGGAATACGTTTCCTGCATCATTCTTATATTGATTTTTCCAAACTACGCGAGAAATACCAGATTGGTAGATAAGTTTCGCGCAATCAAGGCAAGGTGAGTGAGTGGTGTATAAAGTAGCACCCTCACAACTCTCACCAGACCGAGCCACCTTCGCGATGGCATTTGTTTCAGCATGCAGCACTTCGCGTTTAGTGACTGGCATATTACCAAACTCATCTGTAGTTTCACATTCGTTCGTCCAACCAGACGGCATGCCATTATATCCGATAGAGATGATGCGATTATCTTTTACGATAACTGCTCCCACCTGTAGTCGTTTTGCCGAAGACAACTGAGCATAGACTTCAGCTGCCTTCATGTGTGCTTTATCCCATTTATTCATTACAACTCCAGTTTCTTTATTTTATAATCATATATGAATTTTTCCAAAATGTCAAGGGAAGGTGAGAAAGAACCCAACTCTTTGTATGACTTCATCATATCATTGAGTGTGTATCCCGCGACGAACCATTCATAGAATTTATAAGGGTTTACACCAAATTGCCAGTGATCATCAGCATACATAAGACAAGCCTTCACGATTGCCTCCCAAGAATTGTATGCATCATTCTCCCAAGGTATAGAGAAATAATCGTCAGAGACGCCTGTTGTTAATAACCTAATGTAATTCTTAATCTCCATCGAAATATTATCGTCTCTATAAAGAGATTCAATTCTTTCGTCATTTTCAATATAGATATCATTCCATGTATTATCTGAATATCCATAATTCTTGTAATCTCGAGAGAAGACTGATGTGTTAATTAATGTCCCCTCTCGAGGTATGAATAATGGATTAATCGTCAACGACTCTCCCTGCCAATTGTTTTTAATCCAACTCCACGTATTATCTATCGTCTCCTCAGTGTCGTGAGGTAGTCCAATAATGAGACTGATCAGACCTTTATAGAAACCTGTGTGTTTTTTCATGTATTCTTTTGTATAGAGGATAGTCTCTTTCAACTTATCAGGATCCATACCTTTACCGATTGACTTAGCTGATGCATGATTAAAGGATTCTATACCATAGAAGTGACCATTGTAATTCATACGTGCGAGATGCTCAATGTCCTCTGGTCTAGCAGCAAGGAGGTCTGCTCTGATATAACCATGAAAATGTGGTTTGAAATCTAACTGCTCGACTACATCAGCATATTTAATTACTTTCTCAGTATAATCATTAAATGTCTCATCAGCAATTGAATATTTTGTGATGCCATATAGATCGAAATTTGTCTTTAAGTTTTTCTCGAAGTCGACAGCTGACCGAGTATGATCGTCACGGACACCTAAAATTGGGAATGTGCAAAACTTACATTTGAAGATGCATCCTCTAGCACATTCCATAGTCAGAGATTCATTAGGGTCTAGAAAGTCTCTTTCCTCATATTCGATAGACAAATCATCCATTGGGAAGGATGGATATTCATGTAATGCTTCAATGACACGGCGAGTTTCACCCTCTTCATTCCATGGTCTATCTTCATATTTTACAGTCCCGCGAAGTATCTCTATCATTGCCTTTTCAGCAAATCCTACAACGTGATAATCTACATTCAGTTGATGTATTGTTTGGAATGATTGACTGCCAGCCACAGTCTTGATATCAGGATAGTTTTCCTTGATCCAATCTACAAACTCACACACTGTAGGGAAGTTGATATTGAATGTGCCTCCGAAACCTATCACCTCTGTGTCAGCGTTCACGCGACTTTTGACTAATGACTTGAGTTCATCCAATGACCATGACATCAAGAAGTCAAACACTTCTACATCATAGCCATAATTTCTCATGAATGTGGCAATGCGGTGTGTCCCTGCACTTCTGCGGACAGATGGGACACCAGTATTTAATTCAAACGTGCCGCCAAATAAAAGCGCATCGCTCAAGTTTCAAAGTCCCATTCATGACCAGCCATTTGCAGAAATTTCATGCCCCAAAAAATATGTCTTTTTCTTCCTGCATGCTGTAAGTCACGACCTTGGTCGTGCTCATCAAAATACTTGAAAAATTCATCATCATTTTCTTGGTGAGTGTAATAAAAGGGTGTATTGAATTGATCACAAAGCGATTTAATCGCTCGCATTGTTTTTTCTCTCGATAATAGCCATTCATCTTCAGTCTCAAATCTGTAAGGTAATGGTTCTGGATTCATAGCCGAAGTGTTATGATAACCAAATGTATTGGTTATCATCTCGTATCGTATTCCAGGAGGTTCAAGGAAGAAAACTGCAGCTGGTCTGATTCGAGGTAGCCACCCATATAACAAGCGGAAAGAAGAATCATGTGAACCTGCACATTTACCCAGATTATATGCTCTCATTTTCAAAGCATTACTGACGATGGTTGGCCAAATCTGACCGACTGGCATACCGATACCCATTGTCGTTGAGCAACCGATTGTAATGATACTGCGTGGTTTCTTCTCAGTCGGCATTTCGATGCCTCTGAAACCATGACTATTGATTTGATATGATAACTCTACCCAATCATTGATTCCAGGATCATCTGGATTCCACAAAAATCTATCACCAACACAACGTTCGTCTGGCGGCAACGGATTCCACCCAAACTTATCCAACAGAGCCTTTTTCTGTGGATCGTTCAGGTTCTTCTCCCACTCTCTTTCACTATCAGTATTGTGAAATCTGTCAAAACGCGGATCGTGTTCTAACCCGTCTTGATATAACCACTTTACGTTCATGTTACTTCCAAGGGAAGGTAATATGAGCCCACATACGTGACCAGAAACCCTTAGTTTTCCAGTCTGAATGCACACGTTGCCACTCACCGAAACTCTTATAAAGTTTCTGTGGCGGCTGTTCAATCAGTCGCACTAACATATTCATCTCCAATTTTTTCGTTTAAATACCAAGCAGCAAAATCGCTGTGTTTAGCTAGGAATTGATGCACTTGTTCATGGGTCATCTGATCAGATCGAATCATATCAGCCCACATCTCCCAGCGTTCCATTTTAGTAGATGGTATTACAGTCACTTCTTCACACCTCCAAATATCAAATCAAAAATAAAGCGAGCAGACTTGCGTTTTTCCACACGAGTTTCACCGACTTTAGTTGGTAGTTCGTTTACCTCGACATCATGTGTAGGTGCAGGCGTGACAGGAGGCACGTCCACATCTACTTCCTTTGTAGCGCATGCGAGTAGACTACTCGTCAGCAGCATCGTTAGCAGCAGCTTCCTCAAGTTCTTTCTCCCATACGCGCCATTCGATAATGCCGATCTTTTCCTGGATCCAACCAATCATTGCAGCCATACCAACTTGTGCACCATGTCGTTCGCCACGGCGATATCCAATATAATATGCAATCGCAAGTGATACCATTGCTACAATCGTGTGAGTAATTACATCCATTCGCCTAATCTCCGCATTTTGTTGATTTTATATTCAGCGTGTTGTTGTTTCAACCACTTTTTATTTATATCGATATATCGATCGAACTCAAGTGGATCTTCCTGCCAGTCACTGCGTTCAACGATATTGTCGAACCACATACCCTTACAGAAATCTAAAAACTCATTTTCCCACGATCTCATTGTAAATACCTTCCCAGTTCTTGACCACTTTGAAGTCACCTTTAGCCTTCAAACTATGACCATGCTCCATTAAGATAGCATCATATCCGACATCTGCTCCCAATTGAGCATTCACCACTTTATCCTCGATCCAATAACAACCCTGATATTTATCAAGTAGATTGATTAAGACCTCATCTTTATCAGCACCAGTGTCAAGGCAGATAACATCTTCGAATGTATTCTTACCGAACAACTTAGCCAAGTTCCGCTTCCGTAGTTTCTGAGCATACGGATCGAGCGACAGGCTTGTCACAGCGATGAACTTATACTTATGCTTCTCATGTAGCAGCTTGACGTAATACTGCGCATCCCGCATAGGCGGCAGGAAGCCGATAGCAGCAGATGCATTAAACTGCCGAACAAGCTGGTCAGATACTGGTTTAGTAATACCGAACCGCTTATCTACACCATACTTATATTGATAGCCATCTGCAAGAGTATGACCCATATGCTCCATCCAGACTACGAAACTCTCTTCCCAGTCTAGAACCACACCGTCAATATCAGTGAGTATATACTTCGTCTTCAAACCATTCATATAAGTCATCATTAATTTCCTTTAACATTTCTTCTGCCATACGGACAATATCCTCGATCATACCACTATCACCGAACTGTTCAACTATAGCATCGAGGACTTTGCTACTATCGGTGTTGTAATTGATACAAACTGTATCCATTACTGCTTTTTCTAAGTCGGTATAAAAACTACGCATTCTCATAACCTTTCACGCTATGCTTGACAACATTATTTTTCAACTCGCGACCTTCAAGGACACGACGGCGAACGAAATGCATAGCGTCATCCATGACCTGCTCTAAAGAAGCGGCAGAAATGACTTTTGCTCCAGTAGAGCCGTCTTCGAAATTAATAGTAATATCTGCATTAAACATAACAAGTTCCTTTCTCAAGTTATACCTTATTATGGCATATAATTACGAAAATGTCAAGTAAAAAACGACATATAAATACGTTACATATCAATGACTTAACATTTTTTTTTGAGATTTATAATGGTAAACACTAGAGCATCCCGTTTTTTTGCTTTTAAAACTCGCGATGAATACTGGATTGTTGATGAAAAGTCATTACAAGAAGTTCCTAAACCACGCGAGATGCTGATCAAGTTCTCAACAGTAGAAGCTGTTCGAGACTATGTCATCACACAAAATAAAATCGATTTACCGATCGTTGATAGATGTCGCGACAGGACAGGTTGGCATACACCAGAAGGCAGAGAGCGCATCCGTCAAGCGAAGTTGGGTGATAAACATCCACATAAAAATGGTCTCACTGAAACTCATAAAAATAAGATCAGTGAGACCATGACTGGGACGAGGCGCGGCGAGTTTAATCCTATGTATGGTAGGAGACACTCATCAGAGACTATTGCGAAGATTCGTCAGAAAGCATTTGAACGACCTAAAAAGAAATGGTGTGTCGAGCCAAACGGCAAAAATCATCTGATTAACGCAACTGAGGAATTACCAGAAGATTGGCAATGGGGTCGCTTTTACGATCCCTACAGACCTACTTAGTAGTTGCCTTTTTCTTCCGTGTCTTCTTAACTGGCTTGTTATATTCCTCGATACCGAGATCCTTCAACAGTTTCTCGAGTTTCGGATACATCTTCAGCAAAGTGCCATCTTTCACAGCAGTCAGAATTGCAGCTTCCTTATGATGCAAACCTTCTAGGATTTGAACCCAGTTCATTTCCTGCTTCCATGTTGGCAGATTTCTGAGGTTGCCATTAGGATCGAGGAATGTTTGAATGCGACGCCACTCCATCTGAATAGATGCATCACCCATGCCATCAGGAATATCTTTATCGATTTTCACAGTTTCGGGCATACCTTCAGGCAGACCCCACTCAACTTTCTCAGCACCGACACCGATACGAACCAATGGCACAACAGTTTGATTGATAGAAGCCCACTCTTTCAAGCGAGCAATCTGCTCATCTTTACTCTTTGCTTCGAAGACATAATCGAAGCCTTCATTTGCTTGTCTAAACTTTCTTGCCATTATACGCTCTCACTATGATAATTATCTACATAACCATTCTTAGATTCAGGAATGTATTTACGAGTGTAAGTTTTCTTCATCAGTTTTTTGTCCTGCCACTCATACACGACATACTGCTCAGACGAAAGGTTTTTGCAACGTGTTTCATCATATTCTTCAAATGGATTGTTCATTAAAAGTCCTCCGCGACTTCCATCATATTTCTCAACCGATATTTTACAAAATAATTCAGCAATTGGGCACGGCTCTTACCTTTTTGCTTCTCATAACTACTTATAACAGAGTCTTTGATCTCTTGCGGAGTCATTGACAAATCAACAAGCTGTTTGTTACGATTGTATCCAGATGCCATCTCACTTGTAATGAAATCTTCTGGCTTTTGTTTCTTCCACTCTGAAAGTAGGTTCTTGCGAATGGGTTTCTGTCGCTTACCATCTGTAACAAACGTGTCATCAGCACTTAGGATGTTAGGAACACCATCGCCCTTATCACCACTGATAATATGCTCCATCAATACTTCTTGTGGAGAGTCTGTCAATTTCACCATTTTCTTCTTCATTGGTGAATATTGAGCGACATTATCCCACTTCTGTAACTGTTGGAAATCATGGTCTCCCGAGACAATCAAAAACTTCTCAGGCATCCCACCAAACAATCCCTGTTCAGCAGATGTCTGACTATATTCAGCGAGTGCACCAATCACGTCATCCGCCTCAGCACCCTCGACATCAATGACTGGGTAAGGCATAAACTCATCCAACTCATTTCTGATTTGATGTAGAGCATCAAAGATAGACGACCAATCATGTCCACTGGCATCACGTGCTTTCTTACGAGCAGCCTTGTAATAAGGATAGACCTCGCGCCGCCAGTAATGACGATTGTCGCAAGCAATTACAATTTCACCCCATTCACTGCCAAACCGATTACGGTAGCTGCGAATCTGGTTCAATATCATATGTCGTAGCAGGTCGACATTCATTTCGACTCCTGGACGCCCACGAGTCTCTGCCATAAAGTTAGAAATGAAAGTCTGGTTGTAATCAATAACAATCATACCTCATCCTCCTCTGGTTCATAACCCCAGCGATAACCGAGGTCTGGGTAGAAGACACCATGTTGACGTTTGGGCTCACCATGCTCATCATAAGCTAGGGCGAGACAACGCCACTTAATTTTCATATCCATGTCTTCACCATAAAAATTATCACACCAATCACCATCCCGAAGATACTTATTCATATTGCGGATGTATGCTTCGAGGCTCTTCACCTCAGCATGAGCACCTTTGACACCACGGCGGTCTTCAGCACGAGCATCTTTTAGTTTCTCTTGATTGGTCTTAATCCAACTCTTTACCTTATTGAATGAGAGATGGTGTTCATCATCTAACTGAAGAACTTTCTCACAGACATTTTTAGGTTGGGAAGGATTGGCAGCAGCACGAGCGGCTCGCGCTTTAGCTAACCTCTCGACTGCTGCTGCTTTTTGTTCAGGCGTCATAGGTTTACGACGCTTGCGGGATTTCCTCCGCTCGAACGGTTTTGGTTCTTTTGCCATAATGGACTTCTCCTATAATCATACTACCAGTATATATCATAGGTTTCAAAATGTCAAGAAGATTATGCAACTTTTTTGATGCGATCTACAACGATTGTGCGCCAACCTTGCTTATCGACATCAAAAACGACCAAGTTGGTCTCTGATGCTTTTGTTTTACCGCCTTTAGTTTCAGGAACAACGGTTTCCTGTAAAGTGGCATTCATGACACGCTCTGTGCCATCAAGTTTGTCGAAGGTAATTTCAACAACACGGTTTTCAAGTTCTTTTACAATATCAGTCATATTATACTCCATAATTAACTATACCTCATATTATCTCAGTAATTCACAAATGTCAAGATCTTTTTTTATCGATGAGCCATTCAAGATCTTTGAGTTTCTTACGATCTGATGGGTTCAACGTCTCACCGTCAGCAAGTTTGGCGAGCAACTCTTTATCTTCTTCCATCACTTGCTCTACAACAGGAAGTAGATCTTCAGTCTCGGTGACTGTTTCATCGAGAGACATAAACTCAATGCGTTTACCTGTAGCATAATTTAGCTGCATGTTAGCTGCAATCACAAGTAGAATGGCGAGTGGATCAAACACCAGCACGAGCATAATGATGACTGCCCTTACCGCTTCTTCAAGGTTTTCCCTGCCGTCTTCGTAAATGAGGTCTGCGATGTATTTGATTGGACCAACCTCGACCTCGAATGCGCGAACCTCAGCAGACATCTCAGAGCGTTTATCATACAATACATCATTATCGGCTTCAGCTTCGTCAATGATAGCACGCATGGCAACACGTTCTTCTGCCTGCTCCTTACGAGCATCTAGACCACGAGTGACATATCCAAGTTCCGTGTATCTATCAAGAGTTGCATCGAAATTATCAAGAGTTGATTGAGCACGAGCAATTGCCTTGTCATTAGATGCGATACGGATATCTAATCTCTCGATCTTGGCTGTTGCGTCTCCACTTTCTACTCCCTGATCAATATGTGCTTTAGATAGGAATCCAAAGATACCCATAGATGTAATGATCGACAGCACTGCCACTGCTGGCACAAAATATGCCTTCATGAGCAGGTTGGCTCGTTCCCAGTTTTGATACAACCATGAGGCTGTAACCAGTTTAGCAATCTCTAAGACTACGCCCATAGCAAGAATAGACATTGCAGCTGCTGGGAAAATCGCCATAAGACCGACAATCGAGAAGTAACCAGCGACTGCCGATACTCCGAGAGCAGATGCGAATAATAATGCTACATATCCCATGATTTTGGTTTCCAATCTAGAGGTTCAAAGTCCGCAAGCGGTTCTTTGTTTAGTCGTATATTTAACATAGAGTTGAGGCATTTCGGGTCTTTCCGTTGCTGCCATTGCAATAGAAACTCCTGCATTTTTGCCCAAGACTTCTTCTCGAACTCAGCGATAGTTTCTTTCTGTAATTCACCTTCGTATTGTAGAACAGCTTTTCCGCTGCCATAATACTTCTCATAAAGTTTTTGCGGTTTTCCCGAATAGCCAATATAATAATCGCCATTCGGGAAATAAGTGCAATATACTCGGTGAACCTTTTTCTCTTTAGGTTTCCGTTTTGCCATACATTATTTATTCGTATGGAACGGCGTGTCCTTCTTTCAATAGTGTATCGTTCAAAGATTTCCACTCGATATTTTTATCGTCAGTTGGTTTGAAAGAGTAAAATAATTCAGCTAATATTCTGCCGTTCTTAACCTTACCCTCTTTTTTAGTTTTGATGATACACTTTTTGCCTTCAGGGATGCGCGACTTACAATAGTTTAATGTAAGTTGTGCTGCCCTTTTCTCATCTTCATCTTTAGTTCTCAAATCGGGAACGGTGATACCTTGTAATCTTACACGTTGTTCTCTCAAGACAACTCCGAACCCTAAATCTATATCAACATCACACGTATCACCATCTACCCAATAAGACAATGTAGCGTTATATTCATACATCGTATTCTTCCCCGTAATCAAGTTCGAGTTCTTCCTCGATGTCTAACTCGTCACCACAAAATGGGCAGTTTGTGACAGGATAATAATTTGAGTCCATATCATGCTCAACCCAAAAAAGGGCATCACAAGAGGAACATTCACAGCGTTGATTTGTTTTTGGTTTAGCCATATTCTTTCCTTTATGCGGCTGAACCCCATACATCTTGCCAATCACCCTTCAATGCACCACGTGCATAGTCGGTTGCTCTGTTTTCAAAAAAGTTTGTATGTGTCGGAGCGTTAATCATCTCCTCCACCCACGGCAATGGGTTCTTTTTGACTTTGAAAATACCCTTGAGACCAAGACTGATCAGTCGACGGTCACAAATGTATCTAATATATTTCTTAACTTCTGCTGAGGTTAAGTCTTCCATCTCACCCATAGCGAATGCGAGGTCGATAAACTTGTCTTCGAGTTCAACCATTTTCTCGGCAATGCTATAAATCTTACCTTTGAGGTCATCATTCCAGATCTCAAGATTTTCTTCAACATATGTGCGGAACAACATAATCATTGACTCAGCATGTTGTGTTTCGTCAACGATTGACCAAGTAACAATTTGACCCATGCCTTTCATCTTACCGTGGCGTGGGAAGTTCAGGAGCATAATAAATGATGAGAATAATTGCATACCTTCAGTGAATGCAGAGAATGCAGCAATGTTAGTCGCTACAGTTTTCTTATCCTGATCAGCGTTAGACATTTCCATGAAATATTCATGTTTGTCTTTCATAGCTTCGTATTCTAGGAACTCGCTGTATGTTGACTCAGGCATACCCAGCGTTTCAATAAGGTGTGAGTAGGCAGCAACGTGTAGTGCTTCACGAGCAGCAAAGCCAGCCAGCATCATACGAACTTCAGGCTGCGGGAAGTGTGGCAGGTAGTTGGTAACATAACCGCCAGCAACATCGATGTCACCCTGTGTGAAGAAACGGAAAATGTTTGTGAGAAATGATTTCTCATGGTCTTGAAGTTTGTTTTTCCAGTCTTTAACATCTTCAGCCATTGGCACTTCAGTATGCAGCCAGTGTGACTGTTCATGCTTCAGCCATGCTTCGTATGCCCATGGATAGTTAAAAGGTTTAAAGTAGTCGCGTTCGTCTTGCAGGTTTAATTTAGACATTTGTTTTCCTATAAATTGATGTGTAAGAGATATTAGTCATAATATTTCCCTCAATCTGTTCGTTATGATAATTAAAATAATCAACCAATTCTAAGTTTTTCCAGTGAGCAGCAAAAGTTGTTGCAGAATTTGCAAAAACGCAATCAAGTAAAACTAGATATCCATCATCATTTAAGTAATCTGATGCATTAGAAAATATATGTTTGTGTAATCTCCATTTTTCATCAATAACTATGCGTTCTGGTGAATATACCATTTCGTTAAAATAAAATGTATCATTACAAAACCATGGTGGATTAGCAAAAATAAGGTCGAACTTTTGATCAGGGGGAATACTTTTAAATCCATCTGAAATATATGTTTTAAATTCACTGTTCTTTGGTAGTGCATATTCATTAAAGTCAGAGAAGTGTATTTCTTCACAAAATTCTGTTTCCAGCATATGCAAGCCAATCGAACCTTCACCAGCGCAAAGTTCTAAGACCTTTTTGTGATTTCCTATTCTTTCTCGAACAGCCTCGACAAAATACTCTTTGATGAGACTTCCACCACCATCATTTTGATCCAGCAAATGTTTCATCCCATTCAGAAAATGATTGTGATAGTTCGAGTAATTCAGTATAACCGCCGATATGTTTATCACCTGCATAAATCTGTGGGACTTGACCTGTGGGTTGATGTTCCTCCACATAATCAATTTCAAAGCCAGTCAAAAATTCTTTTGCTTGCTGACAATATGTGCAGTCATCTCTTGACATAATTTTAACAACCATTAGTTCGTTCCCTTATCTTGTTTTCCGATTTCATTAAAAGCCCATTCGCGTTCTTTACACCAAGGGCAATAGCCACACCGACCCTCATCGAGCTCTGTGCAACTATGAGTTATGTTCATAATATCTTCAGCGATACCCAAGTCGAAAGCCAACTGAACCGTTTGGTCTTTCGTTAAATCATGAAAAGGCTGAAGACAAATATCTTCTGCCCCATATTTGCTGGCATGCTGCCTTTCGTGATCAGCTTCCATACCATCATAATATTTCGTCACCGCAACGTAAACGATGTCAGCAAATCCTTTAGTCAGGATCTCAACGACACCACTCGTTACATAGGAAGACGGATTCTCAGCATCTATACTCCCAACAACATTTGTAGGCTGGTCGTAACCAGACCACTTCAATACTTTATTAGCATAATTTACTGCCCCATCGATCTTCGGGACTGTATAAGGGCGACAACTTTGTCCTCGCTTCTTACACTCATTATAAACTATATGCCATAGAACAGCACTATCCCAACCACCTGAAACACATACAGCTATGCGTTTATCGTGTGGGACATCAACCTTCGCAAGCGATACACTCTTCATCATTTACCAACGCACTCATATCAATTTCGTTAATCACTTGGCGTTCAATACGTTTGGACACCTTGTCAGCTTTACCCAACTTCTCCGAGCGGCAGTAGTAAAGTGTTTTCAAACCCTGTTTCCATGCAAGGTAGTGGATAGCATGGAGGTATTTAATATTTACATCTGGACGGAAAAACAGGTTGAGTGACTGCGCTTGGTCGACAAATGCTTGTCTGTCTGCAGCGTGTTCAATCACCCAACGCTGATCAATTTCCATTGAGGTCTTATATATATCTTTCTCAATTTCAGAGAGAAAAGTGAGATGCTGGACAGAGCCATCATTAGCTATGATTGACGACCAAACTTCGTCAGAATCCAGCTTTTTATTCTCTTCACATTTCTTTTGAATGAGTGCATCAAGATACTTGTTCTTGTTAAGAAAAGCTCCCGATAGAGTGTCCTGTCTATAGGCATTCGCTCTAAAAGGCTCAATAGAAGGTGAAGTGTTTCCCATAATAATAGAGGAGGAAGCATTAGGAGCGATAGCCATAACATGGCTAAATCTTTTGCCTGTTCCTGCAGCGTCTGGGGCTTCTCCTCGTTCTTTGCCCAGTTGAATATTTGCTTCATCTAATTTACTCCTGATCAATCGGAACATACGCATATTTGCACCTTTGGCAACTGCACTCTCCCATGCGATACCCTTCTTCTGAAGATATGCATGAAAGCCCAACGCACCGATACCGATCGATCGTTCACGCGCCGCACTGAATTTAGCGCGACTTACTGTGTCTGGTGCATTGTCAATAAAGAATTGAAGAACATTATCTAGCATCTCTGCCATATCTTTCAGGAACATTGGATCTTTTGACCATGCGTCATAGTTTTCTAAGTTCACTGATGAGAGGCAGCAGACTGCGGTGCGTTCTTCGTTTGTAGGTAGGATAATTTCTGAGCAGAGATTTGATTGGTGAACCTTGAGCCCAAGTTCTTTTTGGAAGTCTGGAAGTAGACGATTACTTGTGTCGATGTAATGAATGTATGGCTCACCTGTTTCCATTCGTAGTTCTAGGATCTTCTGCCATAGTGCCTTCGCTGATACTGTTTCGCGGATCGCGCCACTGTGAGGTTCAATCAGATTCCAACCATCATCAGCATCGGGATCTTGCATGCAGCGTTCTACAACTTCCATAAACCTGTCGCTGATATTGATACCATGATGCAAGTTCAACGCACGCATGTTCTGATCACCTGTTGGCTTACGCATCTCAAGGAACATCATAATATCTGGATGTGAGATGTCAAGATAAGCAGCATATGAGCCACGGCGAGTTTTACCCTGACGATATGCAAGTGATGATGCATCATACGTTTTGAGGTGAGGCATCACACCTGTAGACTTATCATCAGCTGCACGGATACCGAAACCAATACCAACACCACCACCGAGCATAGACAACCAAGCTGTCTCGCTGAAGTTTTGAACCAGACCTTCAGCTGTGTCCTCGATATAGTTCAGAAAACAGGAGATCGGCATACCACGCTTCGAGCGACCATATGACAGGATAGGAGTTGAGTAGGAGAGCCAATGTTTAGATGAATATTCATACAAGCGTTGAGCATGTTCAGCATTACTCGCAAACGCCTTACTCACATATGCGAACCTCTCTTGGGGAGTCGTTTCCTCATCACGCATATAACTCTCTTGAAGTCTTTGAATACCGAGTTTATCAAAAAGTTCGTCACGGGATTCATCGATTTGAATCCCCATAAATTCGCGTTTAGCCATTGAAATCTCCTGGAGGTTTTCTATTTAGCGAATCACTGATTTTCGAAACTACCTCGGAGTATTCGAAATCTTTGAATGTGACTTTACACATGATGCGGTCTGTAGTTGGTGTGATGCGATGTCGAGTAGAAGTATCAAAAATACTGGATTTGTAACTATAGCTACCCCACCCATCAAACTCGACTTCGTTTTCTTCACCCTTCAATAAAATATTGAAGGCACATTTAGTTTCTTTCGTTGTTTGCCCTGTGCTTTGCGAGATAATGTTATCAACATGCCAAGGATATTCCTCACCTGCTCTAATGTAGAGATATAGGAATTTAACCTCTCCCAAGTCGCCATACTCGAGTCTGAAATCATCAGCAAATCTTTGCAATTCAGGTGTCAATTGTGACAAGGTAAGTGTCAATCCAGGAACCTTATATTCATATCCCGTATGAGGAACCGTAAATATCGGACTGACAGCATGCTCCTGTAATTCAACTGCCTCGTTCAAGAGTGCTTCTGAATCCCAAAATACAGACTCGATGTCAGTCAGTGGCTCCAATGGGGCAGGAGCAAATCCATCATTCCAACCAAGTCCCATTATTCTTCTACTGCCTTCACAACATCGGGGAAGTGAACATCGATAATTTCCCAACACTTGTCAGCAATCTCAGCATGTTCTTTCTGTGTGCCATTGCCACGGCGAAGGTCACAATAGTGAACCCAACTACGCAATGAGCCAGCCATATAAAGAGTTGATTGAGTCAGACCTTCGGGCAGCAACGCTCTTGCTTGCTCTTTCGCAATGCCCTTATCAAGTGCTTCAGTGTAAGCCAGTTCAGCAGTGTTTTGCACGTGCTTTTGTTGCATCGACCACCACTCATTCAAGTCACGGTCATCAGTCTCTACAGAGTTCTGACGGTTCTTCGTATCTTGTAGGCGAGCCTCACGATTCTCGAATCCTGGAGCCACAGCATACCGTTGACTAAACTCTTGGAACGAGAATGAACGGTGACGCAAAATCTGACGAGCAATATCGCGTGTAGTCTTAATTTCCATAGTCATATGCACCATCTCAAGTGGCGACCAATGATTTTCTTTGATAAGATAACGCAATAGTTTTGGTGCTGTCTGTGTATTATTTTGATTAGCAGGGTTGCTCACACGGGCAGTATATGCGATGAGATCAGCAGCTGTCTTGCTTCCAGTGATAGCAGATGGCTTACTCAAAGCGATAAGATTTACTTCGCTCATATTTTTCTCCATAACGAATATTTTGCTTTCGCGGATAGACCACGGAAAGTGTTTTCTCTTATTAATTTATATGCATCGATACCATCGTTTTGCATATCGTTAATGTCTTTACCTGCTACATTAGTTGGCCAGATAACTACATTATAATCTAGATTAATATATTTGTCAACCAATTTACATACCTCTTTATTACGAGGCTGATTGTCAAATACAATCGTTGTCGTCTCCTTATTCAACCCTAACTCATCAATCTTGTTGAAAGAAGTGCCAGCACAAGCGACAGAGTTAGGGATGAAGAGACTGTCAAGTGGTGCTTCAACGACGATAACTGGCATGTTCTTATCGACCGTATCCATACCGAAGACAGTAGGAGCATCCTCATCAACTTTGACGAGGATATACCGTAGAGCCTCCTCTCGCATCCCTCGAAGGGATACAGCTGTCAACTTGCCATTACTATCCACGAATGGTATTGCAAGCCGAGGCTCTTCTGTTCGAATACTCTCTTTATATTTACTATTGAGAGCCGTGATATTCTGAATATTATCGACATAATAGAGTCGATTTAAGGAATCTTTTGGTAGCCCACGACCAAGAGCATACTCAACTGCTTCATGGTCATGTGGTAGAGTGGAGAGGCGATCCATTAACTGATCAATGATAGATTTCTCAGGGAACTTTGGTTTGAAGTCTATTACAGCCTCTGGCTTTGAATGTCCCTTACCGCGACCTGTCTCGCCATCCGCGAACCGCTCGAGAACATACTGCTTATATAAAATAGAGTCAATCTCTTTCAGTAGTTTACCGAACGATCCAGACCACTGGCAGTTATGACACTTGTAGATTAGGTCGTTGTTCTTTTTGAATAGATACCCACGCATTTTGCGCTTGTTCTTTTGCGAGTCACCACAGATAGGGCAACGCACATTGAACAGATAATCGCTCTTCCGTTTGAACAACTCAAAGCGGTGAGAAGCCAAGTTCAAATATTTTACATCAACATAAAGGCTCATGAGAAGTGTAGATAACTCCCTACAATGTATTTCGGGTTGCCGATGGGTTTATCACCCTTGTGTGGATGAGTCCATAGTGGTGGGAACATTAATAACTTACCTGTTTCTCGCTCAATAGTCAAGTTGTTTTTTGTGAAAGTTGTTCCGCCGCCTTCTCCATCGTTCAGATATATAAAAAATACGAGGAATCTTTTTGATGACTCCATATTCTTAGCATCAATATGCTCTCTGAATTCACCCTCATCGGCAGCATATTTCTTCATGCGGAACTGTTCCCACACATAATCTTCGGGGAAGTGTTCTATCCCGTAATGTTCACGATACGCATCGACAGCTTGCGTGAAAACTGAGCCGAGAGTCTGTATCTCCTCAGTCCACTCTGCGTCATTAAGATTGACTTCAGTGAAATCCATCGTATCATTTTTACGAGTGTCTATGAGGCTTTCACCCTCGAACTTATCGATTAGGTGTTTGCAGTAATCTGGGGGAAGGACATTGGGGTATTGAGCGATATACATATGCTCATTATGCTATAGTAATGTGTAAATGTCAAGAGAAAAATTGAGAGAACCAATCAAAAGCACCAGCGATGAAACCGAGGACAGCACCGACACCCATCATAAACCATTGTTTTTTCTCAACTTGCACAATGCGATTCTCAAGTTCAGATTGCTCTTGTTTAATTACACGCTCTCTGTCAACCATGAGGTCTTTAACTTCCTCAATGGCATGCATAATTTTAATGACATTAGCGTTCATCTCTTGGCGCATTTCTTTTCCATTAGTAGTAATTCTAGAGTGTAATTCTTTTAGACTTTCATCATTTTCAATACGGCGTTTTTCGACTAAGTGAAATAGATCTTCAGAGTCTTCAGCTTGCTGATTAATCTTTTGTTCTTGAACAGCGAGCATCTGATTTATGGAAATAGAAACCTCTGCCATGCGATCGATTGTCGCATCGAGCTTCACGAATAAATCGCTCATCTGAGAGATCTCAGTCTCTAAGACTGCAACTTTAGTTTTGAGAGTTTCCGCCACGTTTCTTCTTCTTTCTACGAATCATAGGCATGAAGCGAGGGTCTCTTCCAGGTTCGCCTTGTGCACCAACACCTAATCCAGCTACATTACCGCCGCCGACCGCATTGGCAGCATCTTCATCAATATAATTTCTGAATGACAAAAGGTTTGCGCTTTCAAGAAGTTCAGCTTGACGAATAACTTCTTCGTCTAGCATATAAACTTCTAGGAGAGCGTCTACATTTTCTTCATCATCTTCTGTATATTCTTTTAATATAGCCATCGCTGCAGCAAAAGTCAAGAGACGTCTTGCATTACGATCTGATGAGCGTGTGAGTGCTCGCTGAACCTTGAAGACAAAACGCTGAAGGAGAGAATAGGCGTTGAGTTCTTGTGAGGAAAGTGGTTCTTTTATTTTCTCGCCATCTTTATCAATGATGCCGAGTTTGAACGCATCACTACGTTCAATTGGGGTTGCCAACAATCGTAGAAGCCTATAAGCAACAACTGTATCCACAAATCTTGACATTATAGTTTCCTTAGTGTGTCCAAAATGTTGGCATCAAGTGGTATGTGAGAATATTCACTCGATCCTATCGCCTCTAGTGGCACTCTGTTGAGATACACCAAAAACGATTTAAGAATAGCGAAATGTTCAGGATCGGTTTTGAAGAATAATAATTCCGTCGCATTGATTCCGAATACATTGTATAAGATAACGAGGTGATTAATAATCAGTCGTTCGCTTAAAACACCATTCTTTTCATAACGACGAAAGAGGCGTTTGAGATATTTAAATCTCTTTAAATCCTCTTCTAAATCTTCCATCCCCTCACATTGGGGATTATCGTATTTTTTAATAGCATAAATTAAAAAATTAGAGTCATTCAATTCCATAATATAATTTTCTTAGTTAGTGACTGCGGCAGTGCCTCCTATGACCCACCACTTTGACCCAATATATATTAGAGTCGCTGTGTCACCTTTTTCGTTAAACGTTACAGTATCATGACCCAGATCTGAATCATCCAGCGTCAAAGTATTAGTCGCTGTGTTAGATGTCATCACTATGATTTTGATTTGACCTGTTGAACCAGCTGCGATAGTCAGTGTTCCGTTGGCTCCAGGATTGCTGAGGATAGTAACAGTCTTAGCAACTGAAACTGCCCCAGCACCTGTGAGCGTCTCGGAATCATCGATTGAAATCGTATCACCGAACTTAACATCAGTATCAACATCAGCAAAAAGATTTGCTACTGTGATGTTTTTGCTTGTGCCACCCTGCACGACATAGATGGTGTCGGCAGGGGCGGCACTAGTAGCGGCAGTCAGTTCACTTAGCTTTTGATCAGCCATTATCAGACTCCGTAGTTAGATCTTACGATTCAGTAAGTGTAGCAGCAGTTGATGTTACGTCATCAGCACCTGTTGCACTGATAACACAACGATACTTGTTAGTGCCAAGACCTGTGTTGTCTGAAATATTCAAAGTAGCTGTTGTTGCTGTAGAGTATACACCGCCATTTGAGATGTTACCAAACGACCCTGTGCCGCCTGTCTGCAACTGCCACTGGAAGGTCTGTGTGCCACCCGTGCCAGAAATTGTAGAAACTACTGCAAATGTTACTGCATCACCTGTAGCTGAAGTGTCATCAGCTGGCTGTGAGGTAATACTGATCAAGAAGTCTTCAAACTCTGTATCTTCAGCGTCACCAGTAATGCCGTTTTTCGACAATGCTACGAGTGTTTCTGAAATTTTACGAGAACCGTTAGTGCGGACGTGAACCCAACCAGCATGACCAGCACCAATGTCTGGGTTAGCTGCCATTTCGTTTTCGTCAACGCCGAAAACTGTTTCAGAGGTAAAACCACCAACTGAATTGGATTTGATCAGACCACTTGGCTTTTCACTTAATGTGTAAGCAGCACCAGCACTTTGAGCAACAATAGCTGTTCCTGGAGCATCAGCATTTACAACTGTAGCAGCTGTATTTGAAGCAATTGCTGTAATTCTGAAATCAATAGAGTTAGCAGTAAGGACATCCCCTACTTTTGCTTCTGTAGTAAAGGCAGTAGATGTGCCTGTCACAGCCCCAGCTGTTGACAAAGCAATCGTGCCTGTCGACGTTTTATCGTCTGTTTTTCCCCAACCTGACATTTTTCTCTCCTTGTAAGGGTTTCTTTTTAATTACTTGTTATTTATATGACTCTGGAACGTATCGTGTGAATCGTGACCACTATGCATCTTTTCGCGATCAGCAGGTTTAGACGATTGATATTTCGTCATAAACTTATGCGCATCAGCTTTAGAAACTTTATGCTCTTTGCCATCTTTAAATTTGACTGGCTTACCGATTGATACAGCTTTACGAAGCTGCATTACGATGTGACCACCATGACGTTCTTCACCAGCTTTAGTGCCAGTATGAGTTGTCTTCTTATCTTTTTTAAGAGGAGCCATGCCTTTACTATCAGAGCGCATCGCACGGCGAGCGTCAGAACGAGCATCTTCTTTGATTCCTGGGTCAGTTGCCTTTTCGCGGCTGGCTACTTTCCTAGCAATCCGAGCAGCTTTACGAGCAGCTTTAGCGCGCATGTCCTCAGAATCACCGTAACCTTCATCGACAGTTTCTTCATTGGCTGTCTTTACAGTATATTTGCCGCCAACTTTATCGATCATGTTGCCACGTTTAGCGTGATCATCGGCTTTTGCTTTTGTCATAACACGCGAGTCATTTTTGTGTGTGCCATCTTTAGTATGATACTGAACGATGTGTGTTTTATCTTCTTCGTTCACAGCATCCTCAGCATATACAGCACCCTTCTTGACCATACGCTCGGCAGCTTTAGCTGTCGTCATCTTTACACGTTGTGTCTTAGGGCTGGCAACCATAGTATCTTTGGCGGCTGGCTTCTTCTTGAATGTTTTAAGACCTGTGCCTTTTTCACCAGACTTTTGTTGGTAATCAATACGGCTCATAGCACCTTCGTTTACACCCTCACTCATGCTAGATGTGTAATTCTTTTCATGGTGTGCATGATACGCTTTATGTGCAGCAGAATTATGGCCACCCAAGTGTTTATTGACAAAATCTTTATGAATTTTATGTGAATCTGGGTGACCTATTGAGCCAGCATTATAATTGCCTTCATGCTCACCATTTTTATGTATAGCATCAGCAACTTTTTGACCATGCTTTTTAACATTTGCAGCATGTGCCTTTTTAATTGGACCATTACCAGACTCGCCAGTTTGTCTATCAACGTGCAGTGCAACCATCTTAGCAGCAGATTTCGCGATTTCACTTTCATAGATAACTTCTTCGTTCTTAGCAGAGTGAGCACCGTCGACTTTAGTGAAGAATGCTTTCTTCTCGTCGTCTGACATATCTTTCAGTGACTTACCAGTTTTCTTCAGCATGGCTGCAAACTTGGCTTTATAGGAGCTGGACAGATTGTCTTCAGCAGGTGATTCTTCAGACATAGTTTCTTCTCCAACTTTCTTAACAGTGTGAGGCATTTTCTTACGCATACGATCAGCGATGCCCATGTTTTTAAATGCTTTTTGGCTTGCTTCCTTATCAGAGCGAGCCTTGACAGTCGTGCCGCCTTCGCCTTTGATTCCTACTGAGTAATTACCATACTCATCGAGCTGTTCGGTATCCTCAGTTTGATAGCGATTTTTCTGAGTATGTTGTTTGGCTTTTTGGAAAACTGTATCATCGCCAGTCACAATAAACATCATAGACTGAACAACCTTATTTACAGCGTCGCGCTCTTGAGGATTCATTGTTTTACCAGCTTGTAGTTTAGCCAGACCTCTGTGGAGCATAGGAAGTTGGGCTGGTGACATCAAACCTTGACGAACCAACTGATCAAGTTTTTTCATATTGACGTTGGCTTCGCTGAGTTTGTTGCGAATCTCTTTTTCGATAGACATTTTTATCTCCTTGTTCATATTATTTATAAAAGGATCAACTTATAAGTAAATGAACCCTATCTGTAACACCTGCATTATAGACAAAATGTTGTTCTTGTGTGTTTACTAGATAAAAATGCGGCATCGCCTTCATATGATAAGATATTAGCTTATCTTCCTTGTGAAATATGTAACTATCGGGGTTAGTTTGAATCACAAAATGTAATCTTTTATTAGCATCGCTATGCATTTTCAACCCAGTTTGAGTTGCTTGTGTCATGTATCTGACTCGACCAAGAGGAAATCCTGTCAATTCACATATTCTTTCACACACAAATTTCGTATATCTTGGTGTTTGGTCGTTCCAAGTATTGAATGCGGTATCAAATAAACCTCGATGAGTTAATCCACCCTCTGAATCCCACCACTTATTTTCAGTGACAGTATGGCGATGTCTGAGACCTATTTGTTTGTATGACTCTTGCGGAGACCATCCCGAAAGTTCTTTACATATTCGATAGTCATCGACCATTTGGTCAATGTCAACATCTAGTTGATTCATTGTTCTCAAAAAACTCATAGCGATAACTTCGCCTCTTTATAATTATCTAAAAATTCTCTAATTGGTTCATACTCTGGTAACGGTTGCCCTACTATATCAGATATCTCACCAAAAGATTTTTTAGCAAAGGTCTTCCAATATGGTATATACCAATTCGATACACCCTGATGTGGTATGAATTCATTATTGAACCTCTGAGACCATTCTAATAAATCAAAGAAGTTCATACCGATCCTATCGTTTTTCCAAAAGAATGGGCGACTGGCTCTAAAATTGACATCTTTCATTCTATTAATAGCTTCGATGTTTTCAGGTGTCCTCGGTAAGTGAGAAGGAAACCATTCTTCTAGCGACACATCAGACTCTATATATCCAAGTTCTTCATAATTGTAAGATAGCGGCGGTAATTTCGACATGCTATCTGATGTATGTCCCTTTGGTTGAATTAGCAATGGGTTAATATAAACCGATTGCCCTCTCCAATGATTGAATAACCAATCTTTAGTCTCATTCAGAGACTCCCATGTGTCGTAAGGAAGTCCTGATATGAGTGACATCGTTGTCTTATATATAGGTGCGTTTTTGTTGAAATATTCTCGCATCTCTAACAGACCTTCGCGTAGTCTATTTTTAGCCATACCTTTATGAACCCACTTAGCGGATTTTTCATTGAAGGATTCAATACCGTAATGGTGAGATGTAAACCCCATGGCAATCATATGTTCCCACTGTTCAGGTTTAGCAACAGCGATATCACCGCGAGCGAAACCTGTTATGAATGGCTTGAATGGCAACTTCTTAGTTACATCTGCATACTTACGCAACTTCTCAGTATAATCGTTTGTAGTCTCATCTCCAGATATGTAATTGGTGACACCGAAATTATCATAGTTATATCTCAACTCGTCTTCCCAGCATTGAGCAGTTCGAGTATAATCTTTTGTCACACCCAATGCAGGGGCAGCACAAAACTTACACTTAAAAACACAACCCCTAGAAAATTCTGCATTCAAAAATTCATCAGGTTGTATGAAGTCTCGCTCTTGATATCTGGTAGGTAATTCTTCTTTTGGATATGCCTTATAAAAATGAAGAGCATCTATGACCTGCAATTCTTCGCCATTCAAATTGATATGTTTACTGATAATTGGTCTCTTACCAGAACCGTGCAACCAATTTAGAAGTTCAACGATTGCATACTCACCCCAACCTTGGATATAATAATCTGCCTTAAATTCTTCGACAGTTGTTACGATTGGACCACCTGCGATAATTGTGATATCAGGGTATTTTTCTTTGACCCACTCGAGAAATGGGTTCATGTGTTGTGCCCATAATGCTTGAAACAAAGAACTCACACCCAGAAACTTTGTCCCCTTATTATACCTCATCGTCCAGAGTAGTTTTAATTCCTCAACGGTAAAGTGTGGGACAAAGTCTATAACCTCTACGTCCCACCCAATAGCACGTAAATGTGTAGCGATCTTATGCCCACCATAAGAACGTTTTGGATCTGCTAGGATCGATTCGGGAGTGTAGCCAGTATGTTCATACAACTGACCACTAAAGATCATACCGTGATCCATGATAGCTTCTTCAGTTTGTAGTTTTCAATAAAGGCATTTCGTTTATCGTCATTCTCTTTGTAACGGGGATCGTTTGTCAACTCGTAACCTGTCATATTGATTACGTCATTCAAATCATAAACGCCGAACGTCGTCCATCTATGAAAATTCCAAGACAAACATTTTTGGGAGTGGACGAAACCATTCCTAGTAATATCTGCATAATATTTAGCTTGAATCTTGGTTGCTTCCCAAAAATTCATGATGTCTGTTTCCCACGCCATCGGGACAGCATGTTTCTTTTTATATTCTTCAGGGAATCGACCTACATGTTGGAAGTGAGTTTTGACTTGTTCTCTGATCAGTTCAGGGATTTGATTGTAATCAATATTCCAATCATCTACATTACCTTCTCTATATAATCCCGAAGATACTGCTGTTCTATCAAACTCAGAACTGTTCTCGGCATAGATCGAATCATGTGACGTGGAAATAAACAATGGTGTTATAGCTATAGACTCATTGGGCATATTTTTCTGTAGCCAATTGATGCCATCATCGAAAGATTCTTCGGTCTCATTCGGTAATCCAGCGATGAGACTTGATGTTGACCGATACTTGTTATTATATTTGAGGAAAGATTCTCTACAATCCACCAACCCTTGCTTCAGGCGATCTACATTTAATCCTTTACCGATAGACTTAGCAGCGTCTTGATGAAATGACTCGATACCATAGAAGTGACCCCATAGACCCATCCGCTGCATATTTTCCCAGTCGTTTTGTCTTGTTACAACTAGATCTGCGCGAGTGTATCCTGTCATATTCAAGTCATAACCTAGATCATCAACTACATTAGCAATACCGAGTAATTTTTCGGAACTGTCGTTGACAGTCTCATCAGCAATGGTATAACTCACCGTTCCCCATTGTTCATAATTTCGTTTGAGTTCATCATGTATATTGAGCATATCCCGTTCAAAGTTACCCTTCATACCAATCAAATTATATTGACAGAATTTACATTTAAACTTACAGCCTCTAGCAAATTCTAAATTCAACCATTCTGTTGGTTGTATGAAGTCTCTTTCTTGATACCTTACTTGTAAATCTTTACACGGATACGCTGGGTGATGTGTATCCGAGCGTATGAGTTTTTTCATTCCAAGGTCAGTCTCGACTTCTTGGATGACGGGGTTTCCGTTACTATTTGTTAGCTTCTTGAGTAATTCCAGCAAACCATACTCGCCATAACCTGTGATATAATAATCAAGATCAATGGGCATCATAGTGCTGAGGTTCTTTGAACCTCCTAACAGTGCTATGTCAGGATAGTTATCTCGCAACCATTGTAATTTTTTAGAAAGTTTGGCGGCATTCTTGGGAGTGTATGAAAACATAAAACTAACACCGATGAATACAGTATCAGATGTTACTCTAGATTCTATGAATTCTTCAAACTCGTCGTCGTCCCATTCATTGATGTAGTCACAAACCTCGATATCCCAACCTTCTTCACGCAAAAAAGATGCAATACGATACGCACCTGCAGCCCTCTTCATTGAAGTCCGTTCAGGCTCCAGTAGAGTCAGCTCCTCGTATCCACCTAGTAATATTCCGTGCATTAAATCAAGTCTCTTAGTGTATCCCTCACCTTTGGGTAATATTCTTCAAATAGTTGTTTGACTTCTGCAGCATTCTCGATATGCTCATATGGGTCATCGGGCAACACCTTAACATTTTTACCTGCATCATCTTTAGGAATATCATCATAGTCCATTTTGATGTATTCAAATTCTGGTAGCTGACTTTCGTAGTCTAGTTCAGTGTGGACTGTTTGGAAAATATATCTCCTCATCCGACTAATGTCAACAAATAATTTGTTTTCGTTTTTACTGTAACGCCAATTATCATTTGTCTTTGCAAAGTAGTAACTGATCAGCCTCTTTTCAAAGTCTCTGTCGAGGCGAATAAACTTGAAATTGTGTTCTTGTAGGATAGAGATGGTTTTTTCTAACCCCAAGAAAATGTATTGCTCGCCATAAAAGAAGCGACATGATAGTGGTTGGAAGTTGTCAGCTTGTGATAGTAAACCTATCTTACGATAAACCTCTTCCCAAAAATTCACCGACTGAAACTCACCAGCACCATAATCTCTATCGTTAGAAATTATAGTGTCGCCTTCTAAATAGACTTCAGTATCTCTGATTGAAAATGGATGAAACAACTCTCCCAATTTGGCAGAGTCGCCATAGACTTCGTTGAGGTGTTTGTGTATTTGGTATTCTAAGAGGTGACTACCAGTTCTCGGCATACCGAACACACACCATCGATGGTGTTTCAAATTGTCAATCATAATATAGTTATTTAGGTCTAGTTTTCGACCTTTGCGCCACCACGCCATTGTTTACATGACCAATAACGAGCTTTCGTTTTTGGTCCAGGATTGTCGCAATTGTGTCGAGCACGGAAGTTTTTGCGGCGATTAGGATCGTCGCGTTTGATTTCCATATTCGGATCACCGAAGCGGACTACTTTAATCTTCTTCGTTGATGGGTCACGAACATATACCTTAAACTTTTTGTTAGGATTCTCAGAGGTGCGGATGATATTATTCAGCTTCACACCCTTCTTTTCGCCATCCTCCATGATGGTTACTTCTTCCTGAATCTCATCCTCGGCACAATTACCACAGCACTGATCAGTGCCGCAATTAGTATGCTCTAGGTCTTCTAGAAACTTCTCATCGTCGTGCTCAGTGTGGGCAAGGTCAGTATCGTGGTTAAGTCCACCCTTTTTCTTCTTGGTAATAAAGGCATTGACACGAGCATGTCCCCATTGCTGAGGGGTAGTTCCTGGACGGTGACCAGTTTTCCAAGCAGCAACACCACGGTTGTAAACTTTACGGAGCGTGGCTACAGAGATGCCTGACTTCTTAGACTTATCAGCCATAGCACCTTCGATTAGAACGTCATTAAAACTTTTCATTTTTTCTTTCCCTTACTACCAATGATAGTATTGTTCTTCCAGAGCCGCTCCATCGCATCAGCTTTCTTAACTTGCTTGAGTTTTGGCTTCGGTAATTTCTTCATTATTTATTCTTTTTAATTTTAAACTTCTTGGCTTTATACTTAGAAGCAGAGCCACCCTTTTTGACCTTAAACTTCTTCGCCTTTTGTGATGTCATTGAACCACGCTTCTTCAGTCGATTCAACTCTGCTTTACGCATTTGAGGAACCATACGAACAGCGATACGAGCAATCAGTGGTTGGAAGCGTTGAATCATTTTCTCGAGACGAGACTTCTCAGCTGGCGGCAACGAACTTTTGTCACGACCACGGAGCAGACGCTTATACATCATACCACGTGCGCCACGAGTAGCACGCATACGGATCTTATCAGGTGTAGCAGACTTGCGCATCGCACGTGCACGGGCAACTTTGAGACGTTGCTTGTTACGGCGAGCAGCTTGGCGACGTTTGATACGACCGAGCGGCGTTAGTGCTTCAGTAACTTCAATATCCTTATGGACTTCTTCTGGATCTACTTCTTCAAAATCTTCAATTTCTTGCGGTGTGTAGATTCCAAGATCTACCATATCCTCGAGTGATAAGTTGTCTGCTTGATGCAGCATATCTTGAACATCCTCATCACTTATAGATAAGTCCATTGGCTCTGCGATCTCAGGTTTACTGTGATCAGCAAGTTCCCAAAACTTTTTGATGTCATCAACGACATCGAGAACATTCTCACGCACGATAAACCCATCGCCGCGATCTTTGTAACCTTCTGGGATGGGCATGCATGCCTTACGCTGGCGGCAGTAGTAATGACCGTCCTGACACTGCACACCATCTTCTTCATTAATACCAGTTTTGATAAAGGTCGTTGCCTTCTCTCCTGATTTTAGAGGTGTGCCTCCGAGTTTTTTAACATCAGCTTTATACTTAGCTGTGTTGCGAATCTTATCACGATGCTTCTGCAGGCGAGCATGGGCAGATGACTTATACATTTCGTCCACAGCCTTGTAATGATTTTTCGTTTTCGTTTTGTTTTTCTTCGTAGTCTTTCCTGGCTCTCCTGGAGTAACAGCTTTCATGTATGCTGTCCCTTCAGGTGTTCCCCGCTCATACTTGTATTCCTCAGTCATCTCAACCATACCGCCGAGAATCTTAGAGTCATACCTATTCTGAGCAGACTTGCCCATGCCTCTGAGTAATTCACCAGCGTGGAAGTATGGTGAGTGACGAGACTTACCGCCATGCGTCATTTTATCTTTGCGCATACGTGCTAGAACCTTCTGAGCCAGTTTAGCATATTCTTTTTTGTAGATAGTTTTGGCTTTGATTCTATCGCTCATCGTGACTTCATCAAACTGGTCTATCTTAATTTTATCGAATGTCTTTGTATCTTTGACGCGCTGTTTAGAGACACGCTTCTTGACATTGCGAAGTTTACCGATCTGCGGCAGCGTCATTGAATCGCGCTCTTCGGCTTCTTCGTTTTTAGGGACACAATTTGGAACCATCTTGTTACCCTTCTTTTTCATACCGACCTGCTTATGAGAGTCCCAGCACTTTTCATCTAGCGCATCCTCTTTCTTCAGCATCTTGTCAACATAATTAGTGTATTTTGATGGCTTAGTCTTGGCAGTTTTATCTCCAGGAGCTGGTTTATATGCCTTTGGATCGTCATCGCGCATCTTAGTTTGACGTTTGAATTGGGAATCACGAGCTGATTTAGTTGACTTACTCAAACCTTTGTGATACTTTGCAGGTTGTGAACCTTTTTTACCAGCGATATCTGAGTCCTGTGGGACTGATGTTTTCTCATTCATGGTTTCTAATTCCTTAATCGCCTCTTCGCGCATCTTCTGTTTTTGTGCGTTTGTAATCCACTCACGTGCCTTATGATTGCGGACAGGAGAACGAACAAAATACTGCATATCTTTGTATGCTCGTAAAGTATTCTTATCTACATTACTATCCGAGTTATTATCAACGATAGTCATATTCTGTTTGAATATTCGTTGAAACCCACCCATATTATTTTGAACATCATTCCACATACGCTTCACGATGTTATCAGGTAATGTTCTAGACCTTTTACTATTACGCTCGAGAGCAGTCTCAAGGTCAGTGTTAACGAAAATCATCGCAATGTCATACCCCAACGACTGCAGCATGTTAGCTTGGCGTTCGATCTTAGTAATATCTTTGCCAGTGCCGTCTATCACCATGCCCAAACGACCTTGGATAAACAGCTGTTGCCTTTTATTTGTGAGGAGTTTGGCTGCCATCCGCATACTTTGACCCTTATCCGAATAGATATTTTCGGGAGTCGCATCCATGCCAGCAGCACGAAGAGCAGCTTCAAAGGCGTGGTCGGGGTTTACAGGTTTTAAACCGAGAGATGGCAGTCCAGTTCGACCAGCCATGAATGATTTACCAGATCCTGGACCACCTGCAAGGAACACTGCCTTGAAGATTCCAGGGTCATTCACACCCTCAGAAATAAATTCTACAAACTTTTCGTTCATTTTTTCTCTAACAGCTCATCAACAACACGTTTCACTGCTGGGCTATGATTACTCAGCAGTTTATATAATCCTACACTATTTATAAGATTTGTGCGTTCTTCAGCTGTTAGAGGAGTTGGACGGCGTTTCAATCTGCTTAATCGATTGAATAACCTCCTAGAGACTCTGTCCATCTTCTAATAATTCCCACTTACTATGATTAAATAATCTGCATTCGGGCTCACCATCAATGGCAATACCTGTCCATTCATCTTTTAAGGCGTAGTGCGTTTGTGATTCGATACTTGAGAGCCACTCATCCTCACGCTGAACCATATAAAGTTCACATTCAGACCTTAGTTCGAATGATGGATCGAACATTACCATTTGGTATCTATTATCTGTAAAGCTGCCATCTGGTAAAATACCCAACATCCAGAAAACGATTACAAACTTCATTCGATTAGCCCAACAGAATATTCTGTTTTACCATCAACTTTGGCGGCTGTGAGAACTGACTTACGATTACCCTCTGTCTTATACGATACATGCACCCAACCAGAGTCAGGGATTCCAGGAGTGTAGAACTCTAGGATAAGTTGGTCAAAGTCTAAGTTTTGTTCAATCCAAGATGCAAGTTCATAGTTGGCAGTTCCAGGGCATTCGATATCAACTGCCTGCCCCTTACAATGTTGTGAGTTAGATGAGCCACCCACCGCTTCATTAAGTTCTGGACCACGATAACCTGAGTTGATTACAGTCACGCCAAACTGATCACGAACAGACTGAACCACATTTTCGAAAAGTTCTTTTGCTGCTTCCATATGTTCACCTTCAGGAGTATTATCGATGCCACGACGAGTTGCCGTTTGGCTCTTGGTAAATTCCGAGAGCGTGAAATTCTTGGAGAGTCTCATCACTATTCCTTAATAAAAAATGAAAACGATTTGTATGATTCTTTAATTTGCATGCCGTCACGAACATCTTTGAAAAGTTGTTTCGCGCCACGATATCCAGCTGGCAGTCCGCGTTTGAAACTGGCGAAGTCATTATTCTTAGCATGTAAGCGCATCTTACTTGCGCTGATACCCGTCACACCCTCGGCGTCAGGATCGCGCTGTCCTGCAGACACGCATTTTACGGATTTAAACGTAAAATCCCTCCCATTATATCTGTCGAGGAGATTTTGGAACTCATTTACTCTATCAGACCCTGCTACCATAATCACCTTATCATACTGACCAGTCAATAACTTCAGCTGTGATATGAAGTTAGGGTGCTGTTTGTCTGACAGTTTGAAATTAGTAGACGGGAACATAGCGTTCAGGTGCTTCAGTTTCTTCTCTGGAGCGACAGGATTCTTATTCTTATCGAATGAGTGACTCGCTATAATGAGGTGGTCAGCACGGTTCTGTTGAGCCATGCGCTTCACCTTAGTCACGAGTTTACCGTGACCATTTGTAGGTGGATTCATACGCCCGAATGCAAATACTAGAGTTCTCATTTGTCCCATGCCTTAATAGCTGTGAAATTATTGAAACTAAACTCCATCCTATCAACGAGTTTGACAGCATTACCACCCACTCGGTCGATCGCAACATAACCCTCTGGGGATGTAACTTTGAAACCATTGGCAGTTTTTATGAATGTGCCGATACTCTTCACCGTATTTAGCTTGTTGACAATCAAATTTTTCGCTTCAACGATACCAGCCATAAATGCAAATATATTAGAGAGTAATTGCTGATGCGATTTCAGTAATGTGATTGTTTCTTTTTTACGCTTTTCGAGAGCCTGTTGGCTTTTCTCAGTCTTGAGTTTACCAATCTCGGTATCAAACTTGTCAGTTACGAACTGGACATAACCAGCAGCGTGTGACTTATCAAGTTTTTGTTGCGCTCTGACCTTTGAGTTGATGTATGTTTTGACGCTTGCACCAACCATCTTGCCAGTCAGAGAGTTCTGTAAGTTTAGGAATGCACTCAATTTTGTGCTATCAATCTTACGGAATGTAAGACCCACACCTGATAGGACACGTGTGACCTGATCAGTCTCAGCCTTAGTAAATGTTGCCGAACCAGCTGTGTCTTGGTAAGTCGCATCATCCATCCAGACAGATGATACTTTACGCAGACCGCTGATGTTTGCACCAAAAGATGCACGCATTTCAGACAACGATCGTCCAGTGTATGTCGTATGCCAAACCACACCAATCTTAGCTCGTTTAATCTTAGCGTCAAGAGGCGTTCCCTGAGGAACTGCATAGACGATTGTGTTAGGTTGAAAAGTTGTGTGCCTTTGACCATCGATCATACTGGACTCAAGGTCATCTGAAGTAAACATCAGATCTCCCTGAATTACATTTGTAATGCCTAGTTTAGAAAACTCTCTAAGAGCAATACCAAATTTAGTTTTAAGTGCTTGAGGCAGTCTAGCATCGCCAGTGATGTCAGACTGTGACTTATATAATAGGGGTGTTTTATTGAATACTGATTTCTTGGCGACGAAAAACTTACCATCTGAAGGATCGATGCCTGCAAAAATGGCTGGTGCGCCATCCCACTTAACAGTCATGTTAATAGAGGAACGGCTGCTTCCAGCCAACATATCTCTTAATGAACGAAGAAAATTGATAGAGCCTCTCGCTCCACCGATACCAAAGTTCAGGATCTCGTCTTCAATGTGTTCGAGGTGCAGGTTCTTGCCCTGTGCATCTTCATTCAGAAATGTCCTTAGACTTTGCATTTTTTCGTTTCTTCAACTTCTCAAGTTCTTTGGTCTTATGACCGATTTGCTGTTGTGCTGCAACTAACGTTTTATTCAACTCTCTATTGACTTGCATAAGTTCATTGCACTGTTGCGCATAAACCTTTGCTTTAGCAAGAGCCATCACCCGATCTTTGTTAATCGAAGTAATGTATTCATCTAGCATCCTAGAATATTCAGCGTTGACAGCACCTTCTATTTCAGACATCGTATTACCTATTTATATTATTGCTTGTCTATATTTTGTGTTAGTTTAGCTGCAACCTCGAGCCAATATTCTTGAGCCCATTCAGTCTTAGCATTCTCATATGCTTTCATAGCATTACATAACAAACGTGTATAATCAAACATTCTCTTCTGCACCTTTCGCTGCACGTTTAAGTGCTTCAGCCATAGAAAGTTTTATTGCACTCATATTTTGCAACTTGATTGCTTTCTTGCGCAACTTGCGTTGTTCAACTCTTTTTGCTTTATCCATTAGTAATCGAGCCTCCTAGCTTCTACGATTTGACGACATTGATCTAACCATTCTTGATAAGATTTATTGTTTTTATATAATTCACGCTTTTCAGGTGTCCCGAAATATTCCAATACCCAAAGAGCCTGATCATATGTTTTTCCGTGATATGACATTGCGTTCCTCAATAAATTTTTTAACCATTCCAGTATTACTTATAGGAAATGTATAGCGATGTAAGAGCCTTTTCTCAAATACTTCATCAGGTCTTACGGGTCTTCTATGTAATGTCAGTAATTGATCAGACAATACGATATCACCAACTTCCCATTCATGATGATAGATGAATTCTTCTTGGAATAGATATTCCTTTAAGTCATCATAAAGTTCAGTATCTTTACCTTTGACCTCTAATTCATTATTGTCATAAAAGTATAGTCCCTTCGTCCCAGCATTATTTTGCTGCTCTATATACATATGATACACGGGAGCATCGGTCTTTCTAACAAACTCTAGCTGATCAGGATTGTCTATATCTGCCCAGTTATGCATATTATACCTATAAGAACAATGGACTCCTGACAATCGTTGCTTTAGGTCGTCAGGCATTTTCTCATAGGCGACTGCAGTATTCAACCAAGAAGTTACCGTTCCTTCGACTCCACGAATACCCTGTAGTGCGACACCGTCTGCTCTGTTTGGACCATTAAGGTTTGCATGCCAGTCTAATTTACCACGAGGAAAAATGCCAGTATAATCGTCATCAGAATTCTTTTGAGCAGTCACTCTCTGGACAGGGAATTGATCACATTCCCATGGGTCTTTATATTGATCCCAAATATCATAGTCACCTTTCTCGTTCCAAACGCATTGTTGGAAATTAGCTATAGTATGATTCATACCATGAATCAATCTTGCAAACTTGTATGATTCGGTAGGTTGCTTCTTGATTACAACAACCAACTCTTTCTTCAGGATTTCTAATACATCTTGACATGCATCATGTGTGAGATTATCTAGATCTAAATTAATTACTTTATGTGTCATGATACTGTTATCGTATGTAAGAAAAAGCTAGGATTATCTAGGACAAAATTTACAATCTTACTTATAGAAGTCAATTCTTGTCCTTTATATTCTGTAATCCGAGTCTTTAGTTGATTAGGTTTTATGTTACAAATGCGTTTGTTGCGGCAAAATAAATCTAATTGCTTTTTATCTTCTTCGTATGTAAGTTCCAGTTCGCCCTTATCGTAATCAACCTCTGTAATCATCGATGAGATATTGATTATGAGTTTATTTTCCCAGTCTAGCATCCTCAACATTTCAAGTTGAGATCCATTACCCATGGAGAAATAATCATACGCATTGTTTATGAAGACATCATAGTCGTGATTGGCTATGCGAATTCTATCTTTAGGATCTGATATATCATAATCGTTAGAAGTAGAAAATCCAGTGACATTATGTTCTGTTGACAACACATCATATAGATGCTTACCAACGCCATTTGTATGTCCTGTAATAGATATCTTCATAATTTAATTGGTCGGGGTTGAAGGATTCGAACCTTCGACCCCCTGCTCCCAAAGCAGGTGCGCTACCAGACTGCGCCAAACCCCGATAATGGTGCTGGTTGAGAGACTTGAACTCCCGACCCCCTGATTACAAATCAGGTGCTCTACCAACTGAGCTAAACCAGCCTCTTTAAAACCCTATTCAAAAAGTCATCTTCAACTGTATTTAGATGGTGGTCAGCATGACGCTTGTCAAACGGATTTATCAACCATCCAAATCTATAGTTATTATGTGCTTTATCAGCAGTAAAGTCAAGCATTTTCCCACCTAATCGACCGCCATGATTCATGACACTCAAGAGTAATGCATATAGACTATAACAAACTGGTATTGCCCATACATAAATCATCGTGCTATAGTCGAAAGCTGTCCATAATAATGTGGGTGTGAGCAGCAATACAAACATATAATACTTCTCATAGAACATGACAACACGATCATTAAGCAGGTGTTTGACATATGAAAGCATCTTTACTTGCTCTCGTTTTGTCATGTCATCTGGATTTGGTGGATTATGGTAAGCATAGATAGCTGCTTTCCACCCAAGATTCACTGGACTATGAGGATCTTTATCAGTGTCTGTAAATAAGTGATGTTGAATATGATTCACAGACCAAGACACTGGTCCAGCACATGTAGAGTTTACACCGAATATGCATGCTAGGTGCATCACTAAGCTATTTTTAATCTTAATAACTTTGTGAGAAAATATGCGGTGATAGACGATTGACATCCCGACATGACCAAACACCCATGCCCATAGTAGACTAAGGCATAGGTGTATAGGATTGAAATTGGTTATCAATTCGAGCATCACCATTACTGGTAAGACGAATTGAAATACCGATATTAACTTATATCGAAATAAACTCTTATCGAAGTCGTTTTCATACATAAGATATTTATATGGCGGAGAGGGTGGGATTCGAACCCACGATACCTTGCGGCATGCCAGTTTTCAAGACTGGTGGTTTCAACCACTCACCCACCTCTCCATGTATTATTTGAGTTTTTGTTTGGTGCGTTCGATACGCTCAACAATGCGCTCATCTTCCCATGCGAGGAAGTTGTGGACTTTACGCAATACCCAAAGCTGAGTTTTACGAAGAGTCTTACCACGAGGTGTTGCCCACCCAGCGGCATAGGCAATAATGATTGCATAAAAGCTAACCAATACTTGCACAAGTTGTTCAATAGGATCCATTACAATTTCCTTAATTTCTTAAAGTTGTTTAAGATGGTGTCAATTTTTTCTTGAGCAGAAGCCATCTTCTCGATTTGAGTTTCAATAGCTTCTACTACATCAGGGTGCTCACCAATGCCCACTGAATGATTTAGGTAAACATCGACGTTCGCCTTTGCGACTGCGATTTCACCTTCAAGTTTTTTGATCAATGCTTCTAACATAATCTTCTCCATAATAAATTACTGGCTAACCGTTGACCAGCGCGAGACTATTTATGGCGTCCAACCCAAGAGGGGATACTCCGACCAAGTCAAGTTTAACATCATTCTGAGATGTTGCCTTTGAGTTTCTTTTGAACTCTTTGAACAGCGTTACGAACCGTAACAGACTTCTTATCTTTCTTACCATAATCGCTGGCAAGATTAGAATTAGGATTGGCGTCTGCAATCTTAGACAAGACTTCCTTGAACCCATCGTCCGTTTTAGTTCTATCACCAGTAGCTTGAACAAGTGATGGGGCTTTACCGACAAAGCGTTCAATATGAGGGTTTTCCTCAAGATACTGATCAGCTGCAGACATGGACATCATCTCTTCAAACTCTTCACCAGTGATATTATTTCTAAATGAATATATTGGCATAACACTCTATATATATTGGTGATCTCGGCAGGACTCGAACCTGCAACCTGCTGATTAGAAGTCAGCTGCTCTATCCAGTTGAGCCACGAGACCTTAGTGAGTGCTTAACCACTCACCAGATTGATCGAAAACTGCAACTGGCACATTCTCAGCAACATTAAACTTGTTGCGAATGTAAGCCAAGTCACCTTCAGACGGGAAGTTGGTCACATCACGCGACAGCTTCACCGTAAAGATCTCCTTGAGATCGTCGTCTTTTTTAGCCATTATAATACCTCATCATATAGGCGTTGCTCGGTCAGTTCTGTGGTCATCTCTTCCAATTCATCGATTGTAAAGTGAGCCAAAGAACCACGGTGTCGGACGCCATAGCATCCCTTCCACGCTTCAACAAAAGCGCATTCAGTTTGGTATCGCTCAAACTGATCAACAGTTTCAATACCATATTCTGCCCAATGTTCGGGAGTTTCGACCAACTTGAACAGCTGGTCTTCATTGATTTTTTTGATGTGTGAAATAAGATCGTTCATAATATTAAACCCACTCATAGTGTTCACGGTCAAGATATGCTTTATCAGCTTCATCTTCATCGTCTTCTTCAACGGGACGAGCCTGTTTCAAGAAGTTCTCGAGGGGAATATCGAGTTCCCAATCATAGAAACCTTTAACCGTGCAGTAGTCGCGGCGATCAGATCCTGGACCATCGAGAATGCTAGTAACCATGACAAACTTCTCGACCTGTTTTCCAGTCTTCAGGTCAAGACCGTCCATAACAAAAACTTTTCCAACAATATCATTCATAACAAATTCCTCTCTCATTTATATTCCCATTATGGACCAAAATGAAGGAAATGTCAAGCTTTTTTTTAAGTTTTTTTTACTTTTTTCCCATGGCTTGAGAGCCGAAAAATGCCGCTACAATGGCTGCAACTGACACAAAGTAGACCGAAGCCATATCGCCGAGGATCTTAGCAGCCTGATCAAGACCGACTACATTAGCTAAGACAACTGCAGCTGGATACAAAAGCATACCAGCGAGAGAATACCAAGCCATCTTACGTTGGGCATCTC